CGTCCCTTGGGTACAATGCGTATAGGATGATCTCGCAAAACTCCCTTCATAGCTTTAGGACAATCGCCATCAATTAAATGACAGGTCTTGCGTCTAAAGCTACGTCCAATGGAGATGACTGAAACATCTCCCCCCAAATGTTCAATGCAATGAGGGAAAAGCTGAAGCACTTGAGCATCCGAAGGACTCTTATCCCAGTCTCCAGACAAGGAAATATGAATAACAATATTCTCCATCTCACTAATGAGATGGGTATTGATCACAGCATAATTCCCTTCGATGCCAAATAGAAAAGCTTTTAAAACTTTGTCTTCTCTAATTCCCTTAGCAACAGACAAGCCACAAATCTTAATGGACATGACGTTACACATAATAGCCTTGAATAACTCCAAGGGTTCTCCCTTGTGTACGCCAAAGTCCAAATTGCACGCAATAGTATTACCATAGGGAAAGTGCTTAGCAGGAACATCAACGGCACGCGTATTTTTCATAACTTCAAGAAAACCTGCTCCTTCCAATTCATTGATCCGCTCATTCGCATCATCAGGGTTAACAAAATCAGATAAATATGCTTCAGAAGACAGTTTTGAACCACCTCCAATAGTCTTATACCATGTAAAAACAAGACCAGACAAACCACACATAGCGAGAATTATGAAATCTCCTCTATGAGTGGATATCGTTTGCCCGAAAGTATTCCATCCTACATAGTATAATAATTGACGTACATGAGTTGATCTCTCAATTTGAAGCTTGTCCAAACGTTGTTGAGTATATAATCTTGCAAGAACAAATCCAAAATTCTTCCATCGCAAGAAAGGACAAACACCAACTATAGTCCACGTCAAGAAATGACCAAAAGGCGAAAAATAAACGAACGCCAAAAGCAACAAAATAAGCCATCTAGTAGGACTAAATACTATCTCAACACCCGCAGATTTAGTCGCGCTCATGACAATAGCACACTCTGAAAGTTTGGCACAAACACCAGCAACTCGTCGCGAATGAATTCGAACATCATCCATAAAGGCAAGAGCACCATCAATCTTACAATGCAAATAAGCCCTAAAACAATATGCAGGTGCAAGGGCAGTACCCAAAATATTTGCTTGTGATCGAAAACACTCTTTG